CAGAGTATAGCATTAAAAAGAAGGAGCCGCAACGAGTACGGCTCCTTTAGTCGAGGGGAGGAAATAATAACTTAACATAAAAATAAAGAAAGGGCGACTATAAAGCCGCCCTTCAAGTCCAAAGACAAAACTAAGGACGCTATTGTTTAGGCACCTTCGGAACCGAATACGCAACGAGGATCGGAGAAGCCGAAGCTATAACGCTCACGAGCCTTAAAGCGCATGTTACCAGTGTCGAAGTCTGCTTCCATCTGAGTTGACAGAGGCACACGCTCGAAGTGGATGAATCCACGAGGAGCGTCTGTCAGGATGAAGAACGCATCAGGATCCGTCAGGAAGTCGTTGACAGCGTAGCCGTCAGGCAACATACCCATGGAGCGAATTGCGTTAACATCGTTGTCAGCAGTACCAACGCGGAGGTTGGATACCATCAGACGTTCTGAAACGAACTGAAGCTGACGAGGAACGATCAGCTTCATGCCGCGCAGAGCAACCTTCAGACCACGTTCGTCAACGAAGCCAGCAATGTTGATCAGAGCGTCTTCAAGAGAAGTTTCGTTCAGATCAGCAGCAGTTGATGGTTCGTTAGCGAAGGTGCTACCGTTGGTTAGTGGGTGCAGAGTAGAGCAAAGTTCTTTGCCATCACCACCAGTTACGGTGCTGTCGAAGGCATTGTTAAGAACAGCGGCAGCTTTAACCTGCTTTGTGTGAGCCATTGAACGAGCAAGAGCACGAGTGTAGCGGCTGGAGAGACGATCATAAAGATTATCTTCCACAGCTTCTTCAGTAATGCTGAATGCCAAAGCAATGGTTTCGTGGTTGTAACGAGCAGTGTATGCTTCGTTAGCGTCATCAAAATTCACCGCAGAACCTTCTGATTTAGTAGGTGCCGCACCGAACCCGGATAACATGACCTCCTCCTCGAATGCTCTATCTGAGGATTCGGTGGTGAAGATTTCGGCGTGCTGGTTCTCGTAGCGTGAATACTCCATACCAAATAGAGCATTAAGGCCAGGTTCCAGCTCTTTCGCCAATTGTTGACGTGAAATAGCCATTGTCTAAGCCTCCTTATACGCCAGTGGTTGAAACAGTGCCACCAGCAATAGAACCATTGGCACTATTGAAGTGGTTGTTCAAACGCACGATTACAGGGATACCAGCAGCAGTGAAGTCCTGGTTCTCAGGGTCTTCTTGCCAGCCCATAATACGCAAGTTGAGCGTATTAGTGGTAGCAATGGTGCTAACAGCCAAAGCAGCAGAGGAAATACCAGTTGTGGTAGAACCTGCATCGCCAGTGGAGAAGTTAGCGTTAGCGAACACATGACCACGCATGGTTGCCTTGCTGGTTAATGACGCATCAGATGAAATTGCGAACAACTGCATTGGGTCGTCATATACGAAAGCCTTGATCGGATGATTTGAATCCGCACCAGATCCTGGCCAGTAGTTTGAGAATACTTTCTCGCCAGTGGTCGAAGATACATACTCACAGCCCCAGAAAACACCAAGCAAACCTACAGTGCCACCAGCCGCCGCGCCCACAATATCAATGTATCCTGTGGACAGAGGGATGACCGGGGAACCTTGGTAGATCGGATTGGTATTGCCGTTGGCAATCTCGTAGAGTGTGTACCCAGACGCACCAGTTGAATTAGCGTTCGAGCCTAACTTTGCGATAGGACGAAGGCCAAAAGAACCGTTAGCATTTGCCATAGGTTTACTCCTTCAATCTAAATTAGGAGTCGCGTTTGCGACCTCCAAAGGTTACACGACTTTGCCTATCATTAGTAATAGGCATCGAAGGATGTTGCTCCTTCATTAAGTCCTGGTCAACAGCGACCATTTGTTCGCGGGTCCGTCCCCGGTAATATGCGGTTCTTTCCTGCGCTGTCTCTTCAGGTATACGGGCTAGCATAAGTCCACCGTTACCAATGACCCCAGCATGTTGCCCTTCGTCAATAGCGGCATAATCAAATCCGGGGTACTCATCAGCTCTGACTGGTTCCCATCCCTCACGAAGTTTCGCGTGGACGTTCATTTTGTCATCATCGCCTCTGAGTGCTGTACGGATCCAACGATGCTTATATCCATCGGGAGCGTCTGGAGCCTCTAGTCGGCTGGGCGGTGCCCAAGGTTTGCGGCGCGAAGTTTTTTCGCGTGTTTCTGTTGACCGTGGCTGTCTTGAATCACTCATAGCATTAATCCTTTACATACTTGGCGTATTCTTCAAGAGGAACACCAAGTTTTTTGGCCATTGCCACCTGTGAAGGTGATAACTTGACGGTCCTGCGCCCCTGTTTGTTGCTGCGGGATGCGGAAGTTGAAGCCGAGGCGACCCTAGAACTTCCCCCGTTTTTGGTGCTACCCATCTCATTTGGAAAACGATTCCTAAGACGGGCGTCTAACTCACTATAATACTCATCGCTCGTTCCGTCAAACCCTTCTTCAAGAAGTTGCTTGTCAATAACGAATGCTGCGTTGGTCATAATTTCGTCTTCACCAAACCATTCATGCTTCGCCGCCCACTTTTCAGCCTTTGGATGAGGCTTCTGTTGGGCAGGTTGCTGAACCTGTTGGGCAGGTTGTTGCACTTGTTGAGCTGGCTGTTGAACAGACTGTGATTCCTGCCGCTGCTTTGCCATGCGGTAACGCTCTTCTTCGATTGCGATCTTTGAAAGAGCCTGTGATGCTTCATACATAGCATCAGGATCTCCGCGTTCGTGAGCGTCACGATAGGCTTGTTTTGCCGTTGCTTTCTGGGACTCAAGACGAGTTCCATATTCAGTAATGTAGCCTTGATCAAGGCTGGTTAATTTATTTTTAAGTTGGTCGTTTTCTTTTTTCAGCATTTCTGCCAAACGAGCGGCTTCTTCTTTGTCGCGCTCGGCAAAACGATACTTCTCAGTAAGTTTTTTGATGCGTTTCTGAACGCCTTTGCTATAGCTGTCCAGTTCCTCTTCGGAGGAGTCCTCTTCAACCGCTTCTACCTGTGGCGCATCATCACCATCATCTGTGTTAACTTTTTTGCCAGATTCGTCAAAAGTTACTTCAACGTCATTCTCCAGCTCTTGCGCTTGTTCCATTTGTGCCTCCTCAGACATGTTTCACGTCATCTGGTTCTAAAAGAGTTGCGATAACTTCGTCATCATTAATGATGCGAACTTCGCCACCGTCAATCTTGAACCGAGATCCTGCATACCGACCAATGCAAACCCACTGACCTTCTTGACACCATGCTTCGGGGTTGTCACCGAACTTGTTGGGGTCTTGATAAGCCAAAGGTCCTAACTTGAGCACATATGCCACAACTGTAGCTAATGCTTCTCGCTCCCTTGTTTGGTCTGGAATGATGATACCGCCTTCTGTTTTGGCTTTACCCTGATAAGGCATAACCAAAATCCTCCAGCCTGTCGGCTGTGGAAGACGCTCTTTTAACGATTTCTTGAGAAGGCTCGGATCTAGAACTCTTTTGTTCTCTTCGATATAAGCCTCTTCAACTGAGGTAGGTTTTTTGTCAGCTTGTACTTTTGCTGCGATGTGATCAGGAACGTATAAAGTCTTCGCCATCGTCTATATTTTTCTCCAGCAGGGATTTGATTTCTTCCTTGGCGTAGACAAGACCCTGTACTTCTCCCACCATCCGCTGGTACTGCTCAAAGTTCTGAACACCACCAGATGTTAGCATGTCAGCAACTTGCTGTTCACGCTGCTCCAACAATTTATATACATATTTTGCGAAGTCTGCAACATCCATTATAGAATATCTTTGTAGCTTGCTTGTTTGTCACTTGTGATTGGACCACCTTCTGCCCAACTATCACAGGTATTATCCGACTCGCAAACAAACTTCCAGATCTGACAGTAGCCAGTGTTGCCTGACTCATCACCTATGCATTCAAGCATGTCTTCAGTCTGGTTATACGCGGAACAACTGCCGCATACGTCATCTGCGCGGAAAGCCGATGAGAAATTAGGCTCACGATAGTTTGCTTCCTCTATCGCAACTTCACGGTTTTCTGCGTTTAGGTCAGCGTCTTGAGTGGGAAGAGGACATCTCTTCCCATCATCATCGTCTGACATTTTATCTACTGGAATGCCGCCATCGGGCATAATGCTTATCATAATAGTAGGCATTAGAATGTCCCGCTAAACTTTTTACCAGATACAGCCGCGCCACAACCACGACCTGTGTCTGAGGTAACGCTCATGCCGCTACTGTAGCCTTTAACTTTTCCGCCATAACGGTAAGAACGACCTGTTTCTTTGAAGAGATCGGATTTCAACTCTTCAACTAAGTCAAAGTTACCTGCTTCTTCAGCCGTTCTAAGCATTTCTTCAAGTTCCGCTGTGCGAGTATCACCGCTATCAACGTCACCGCCATCTTGATACCTAATCATGCCGCCATCCTTTTTTCTTAGAGCCTTAAAGTCGGCTTCAGTAATCGCATCACGAGGTTCCGCGATACGAGCTAATTTCTTTTGCTTTGAACTGTACTCACTAAAGGGCATCACTTGCTCCTAACATACTTCGATACGGCTCTATTGCCGAACCAGAATGACATAATGGCAGCAAAAAGTCCAGTCGTTTCAGGACTCCACATCAAATCCACCGCATCTTTCCAATCGCCGCCTGATTCTAGCACTTTTAACATAATCACGACTTCAACCATTACAAACATCAGGAAAAAGGCGTAAGTAATAACAGGCCTAACG